GAATATAAGCATAACAAGGATCTTTTGCTTATAATAATATTTAGGGTCAGTGTTAGCAGTACGATTAATATAATACTGCTCTACAGGTATAACAAAATTAGTATTCAAATAGCCAAGACTAACACCAAGATTATTCCAATAAGCTTTATCATCTTTATTCCAACTTCTTGGAACAATCTCTATAAGTGTTTTTCTACTCATTCCTTTTTTAATAGCATCAGATATAGTTTTATCAAGTGTTTCATCAACAGCTTTTCCATCAATTATATCACTAAAAGTATATGCTATATGTTGAAGGATAAAGTAAAAATCTTGTTTATTATTAGGTTCAATTTTTCTTTCACAAATAAGACTTAGAACATAAGCAACTGTTCCATAAACGTCTTCAAAAAAGCCTGCTCCTCCAAAATCTCTAACTTTTAATCTACCTTTTTGATTAAAAGTAAAACCCATGCTATTGTTTGTATCATCATCTCTGAAAACAGATTTAATTAGATGACCATGAGTAATACAGTCATTAATGACTTCAATTGGAATGTTTAGATACTTAGCCATAATACTAACTTGACTAACTTTAGATTCTATATAATCTTTTGTAAGTTTAGTTGTATTAGGATTACGTTTCATGATTTAATTATTGTTTATGTTAAAAGAGGGTTAAAGAATATTATTATTCCTTAACCCTCTACAACTTTTAGCAGTATTTATACTAATTAGTTGTTAAAATGGTAGGTCATCATTACCAGCAGCTGCAAAAGCACTGTTGTCATTAGGAATACCAGTAGGCATTGCACCAGGCATTACAGCACCACCCATCATACCAGACATCATTTGACCACCAAGAGTAGGTTCTTTCTTAGTATCTTTAGGAGTAATAGATTCTTTAGAAAGATCAAGACGAAGAATAGCAGGATTAGTACCATTACCTTTGAATATTTCAATGCAACCAGCACCAATAAAGCTATCAAAACCAAGTTCACCATTTTGAAGAACATTAGTCCAACCTTTTTTAGTCTTTTTATGACGAAGAAGTTTCATCCAAACAGCAATAGGTTTACCATCTGCTGTCTTATAAGCACACTTAGGAGTTTCATTTTCAGCAAGACCGAATCTACCCTCAAGCATAGCAATAGTGTTAGCAAACACTGTAGCATAACCTTTAAGAACTTCTTCAGGATCAACAGAAATATACTCACCATTATCATCAAAATCGCAGAAAGGAAGAGTCAAAGCATCTTCTTCAGCTTCAGTCATCATACGACCTTTAAGATAATAAACATCAAGCATATGCTTAATCCAGTTAAGAACATTGTCAACTTGCCAAGCGTCTGTACCATTAGGAATTGTAGCAATATTACTTGCAACTGGGAATAGACTATTATAAATATGACGTTGTTCGTTAACATTAGCATGTTGAGAAGCAAAATGGAATGTTAGACGAGGTTGCTTAAGACCAGCAAAAGCAGTACCTTCTTTACCAACACTCCAATCAAGAGTAACTTCTGCTAAATGACCAATAAAGAGACCATTTTGAGCAGCATCTTTTTCATGAAATTTAAGCTGACTTACAGCCTTAGTTTCATTACTAACACCTCTACGATTCTTTCTTGTTGGAACTTCTGCAGTAGCTCCATTTTTAGTTTCATTTGTCATAACTTAATTAAGTTTAGTTTATTAATAATGTTAAACAAGAAAAGGAGCAAACATAAGAACTACATTTGCTCCTCCATTTTCAATTAGTTAATGATGAACAATAAGTAATTATTCAGCCTTAGCACCACGAATAATAGGATCAGTATCCTCTATAAATTCTACAGGATAAATAACAACATCAATATTCTCGTAACCATTATTTACAGTAACAGTTTCAGGCGAGTCAAGACAAACCTTATAAACACGATTCTTCTTATCCTTAGCAGCACCAAGATCAGCCTTCATAGCATTCCAAATGCTAGTATCAGTAAAGTTCAAAGGACAACCAACACCAGTAGCAGTACCAGTAGTAGCAGTCTTAGAACCAGTGAAACTCTCAGTTTCAGGAGACTTAATGTCGTCAACAGTTATAGCTGCAATCAAAGTTTCGTCATCAGCATATTCATCACCAACACGCTCTATAAGAATAGCACGGAACTCTTCGTTCTTAATCATTTCAGCACCATTCATACGAATAGCTTCAAGTTTATCTTCCTTAGTGCAACGAATAGTACTCATGATAGGCTTACCTTGAGAATTAAACTCTTGGTGACCTTTACCAATAAACCAAACAGTGCAAGCATTAACAAACTCACGTTTACCCTCAGCACTTTCAATGTCAATACCTTTTTCTTCACAGAATGTACGAACATCTTGAGTAGGATTATTAGCAAGTCTTTCAAGACCATCAATATTGTTAAAGAACTCAATGTTTTCACCAACAGAAATACCTAATGCTTTACTCACAGCACTAGTTACTTGAAACTTACCAGAAGTAGAGTTTGCAATAAGACGAGGTTCAGCATTAACAGTACTTGATTTCTGACCAGCCTGAACGGCATTAATACCAACATTAAATTTCATAATTATAAATTTTTTAAGTTAATAAATAAGTTGATTAATTGTTTATGTAGGATTATCCCTACTTGTTTTATTTGTTTTTCCTCTAGTTTTAATAAGTTAATTAATTATTTCTGCATCTATAAACTCACTACCGTCTAGAGGAGTATCAGTAATAAGTTTAAGTTCAGAAGTTTCAAGAACACCCATAATTACATCATCAGCAATTTCTCTAGCACCAAGAGTGAAAGCTCTAACGCCAATCATAATACGAGCATATTTTTTATAATTATCTTTTTCAAAGAGACCAGCAGTTTTAGCTTCAGTAAAACTAAAATGACTAGTAGCTTTAGTAATAACTTTTTCACCAAGAATCATTTTACGACGAGTAAATTGATATTCAGTAACAAAATCAATAGGAACTGGAGCTACACGCATAATAGGAAATTTACCCTCTTGTGCTATTTTAAGTGCTTGTTGTTTATTAATAGCAATTACACACTTATCATTTATCTGAAATTCATTATAGATGTTACCTTTTAAATCTTGATACCAACGAACAGGATATACACCAATTAAACCATCCTCGTTAGTTTTAGTTTCAGCTTCTTTAGTAGTACGACACTTAACACAATAATCAGGAAGTTGTGTTTCGTTATAAATCGTATTACCGTCAGTATACTGATACTGAGGAGTATAATCTTTAGTGCATTCCCAAGTTACTCCTGCCCTCGATAATAACGACCTTATAATGTGAATATCAACACCGGTTTTACCTTGAATAACATGAATATGCTCAATACAACTTGAAAAAGGTAATTGCAAATCTTGAGCACGCATTAGAATAGCTAAACCTTCATTTACGTTCTTAATACCACCTTTATCTGTTGTAATCATTCGTTTAAGAAAGACTTCAGCAGCAGCAAGTTGTTTTTCATCAAAAAGATTAAGAGCATTAAAACCAGGTGTAACATTAGTGTCTTGTTTACTTAATGCACCAGCACTACCACTAGTAGAAACAACACTCTTTTCGTTACTCTTTTGTTCATTCATTATGTCAAAGGACTTTTGTTAATCACAATGCAAAGATAGCAAAACTTTTTTAATCGGCAACAACAAAATCGAAATTTTCATCAATTTTTTCAATTTTTTGCTCATTATCGGCTAAAATATGTGTTTGAGATATAGTTTTACTTAGAACTCTTTTTTCTTCAATACTATCTTTAATATATAGAGTATATAATTTTATAATTCCACTTGGATACTCTACATTAGATAGACGATAAATATAAGATTCTATTTCTTCACATAGTGGGGAAGTAATAATTATAATATCAATAGGAATACATAATTCTTTATTAGGAGAATTATTAGTAGAGAGTACATTAATATAACCAAGATTAAATCTTTGTTCATTTAATGTTTTTTGAGCTTTTGCAGCAAACGTTCTACGTTCACCTTTTTGAGGTCCACTTTTAATATAAATAGGAGTACCATCAACAGTTGAAGCAGGAATATTATCAACTCTATCATGATAATTACCACAGATTTCTCTTTCAGACATATCATTAATAAATTGAGTAATTTTTGCTGCAAATTCACTAAATTTACTTATAATGAGAATATGTTTATCCTCATTTTCACGAACAATCTTAAGAACTTCATCTAATTTAGCATCATAATTTGCAAGAAAAGTATTTCTTTTACGAATCATTTCATAAGTTTGAAGTGCTCTTTCACGAATACTAGCAGGATTATAGAGAGTATCTATTTGAAGATTAAGTTCAATACTCATATCAAGATTCTCACTCCAACCATTTTCTAATGCTAGATTATAACAAAATTGAGTAGCAGATAGATTAGCTCTATGATCACC